GACTATACCCGACGATTGTGGTTCGTTGTCCTCTATCGAGAACCCAAATAATTTAGCCATGATTTATTTAATGATGCCCTTTATTGGACTATTTATCACACTACGACAGTGCCAGTTTGATCACTTGGAGTACCGCTACTTGAATCAGAACCTGCGATCCAGTATTGAACCTGGAAGGTAACTGTATACTCTTCAATTGCATCCCCACTTTCATATGAAAGATCTATTGTGGAGACCTCTGTTGGGAATATTCCATCCATATAATATGTTCTTAATGGTTCTACTAGAACTCCACCACCACTAGCATCATCAGTTCCACTATTAGTGTTACCGAAACGAGTTGTTGATCTTCCTAACTGATTAACAGTAGCATTACCCATATAAGAGTTAGGAGCTACTGCACCACTTGCATCACTTAATTTACTAATTCCATTCATCCACTGTTCAAATGAAGTCCTTAATTTAAAGTCTTCATCGTTAATAACTGTGACACTCCATGTATCAAAGGTTCTATCACCAGCAACCTTTAGAATTCTTCCTCTAAAAGGAATTTCTACAGGGGTGATAGAAGATGCTGGCATTGCTGTTGCTTTGCACAGGAACTGGAACGTTTCGTTGTCCCAGTCTGATGCAAATTTGAAGTCATTAATATTTACTTCAAATAAATTAGGACGAGCACCGCCACCAGCAAGTCTCGACTTAAATTGGGTAATGGTTTTTAAACTGGCCATTGGTTAAAATCTCCTATGTAATTAATTATAAAGGTTTAAACTCTTCCTGTTACTTCTTCAAAACTGACTCCAGTTCTGGTAGCAACGAAAGTAAGGGTGACATAATTAATAGACTTAGTGGGTTTCAAGAATATGTCAGCACGGAATTCATTATTATCGACCACACTAGGAGTATTATTAGTTTCATCACAAATGACTCGGAAATCAATAAGACCTCTCTTTGCCTGAACATCTCTCAAGTATGGTTCAACCACATTGGCGAAGTTTGCACGAGTTATTTCATCATTAAATTCAAATAGTTGAGCATTAGCAACTCCTTCGAGTGCTTTTTCAACCGTTAAGAATAGTCTTCTAACATTGATTCTATCAAAGGCAGATGAATAATTTAAAGCAGTCTTATCACCATATAGTAGAATACCAGTTCCAGACTGATTAATAATAGAATTAATCCTTGCCTCATAAAGAACATCTCTTTGAGCCTTCTTAGGATTATATGCAAGTTTAATTGCATTATTCAAGACTCCTCGCTGTTGACCAGCAGGTGAGTACCAAGGATATGCTTCAATTTCAGTTCTAACCATCAATCCTGCAACGTCTGCGTTACATGGAATATAACGGAACTGATTATTAAATCTATCGTAAGTATACTTCCAACCACTGTCAAATATTGCATAAGATGATGCATTTAATGGAGAGAAGAATTCAATAACATTATTTGTTTGATTTTGTCCTTGAGTAACATTTACAACATTGGATCTATCTGGTGAAATAACAGCCACACAATCCTTTCTAGACTCAGCAATCGCAATAAGTTTATTTGCTTTTGCCTGAGACTCATCTTGAGCACTGCAACCAGGTCCCATGATTAGATAATTAACATCTACCTCATCAGGGTTAGAGAAGAGATCATATGCATTAGCGAGAGATCCTAAAGTTGCCTTATATTCAGTACCACCCGAAGCAGCATAGTCCACACCTCCTCCAAGAGGATATGTCTTATTACCTATGGCATTAAAGATAACTCCTTGAGTTTCTTGTCCCCAAAGACCTGCAGCAGTACCAAGTGCAGTAAATGAATCTGACTTAACACCTGAATAAGTAGTAAATCCAGTTGCGGTTGGTTCAGTTTTGAAGTAACTGTCAACTGCAGTAGATGGGTTCCATCCAGGATATAAGTAAGAAGATTGTTGTGAAATGTAGTCCTTATAGTAAACTCTTTCAGGTGCAGCACTATCAGATACTGTATTAGAACCCTTAGAAAGGAATGTACTCTTCTCCAGAATACTTCCTTGAATTCCCGTTAGAGAACCATCATCATCTACCACGACAACATGCATGGTATCATTTCTACCACTTCTATCTTCACTATACTTACTTGTTGTTGGTTTTGATGCAATTTGCTTCCAATAAACTGTAGAGTTTGTTAGATCAAGTGTTTGATTATTATACCAGTCAGATACCGTAGTAACACCAGTAATCAAACTATTTTCTAATAAAGTAGATCCACTGTCAGTATTAATACCCGAAGAGTTCACAGCAAATACTGTATCTCCTTTTGATATTGATGATTGTGGATCGAATTGAGCATAATCAATGGCAGTCTCAGTAGCACCTGCACCAGTAGTTTGAACTCTGGATACAATCTTTACATTAATGGTACTTTCTTCAGTAGAACTTGTGTTAGTAGCAACACCAGTAATAATACCTTTTACATATCCATTTTCAGTAGCAGTTGTACCTATACCTGCTGTTGTTCCACTGTATGCCCAGGTAACTCCTGTTCCTACCGCAAAACCATATTTGTAAAGGTCAACCGTAGAGAAACCAATCGTTTGGTCTGCAATATCATCAATAAAACATACTTTAAGGTTGTTTGCCCATGTACCAGGATCTTTAGCAGCCCATGTCCATGCATTGGTTATATCTGTGTAACTTCCTTGATAGTCATCATAATTCTTAATTTTAATAGTGCTCGTAGAAGCAATACCAACTCCTCCAATCGGAGCACCTGCGTTTGCGTTATTAAGAGTTGCACCGTCTACTCTTGCAACTTTTAGAACCCCACCATATGAGAGGAAAGAGGATGCACTCATCCAATACTCATACTGTCTATCAGTTGATAAGGGTTTTCCAAAGGTGTTAACTAATTCTTGTTCAGTGGTAATATCAATTGCCTCTTCTACAGGACCAATTTTAAATGGACCTGCAATAGCACCGATATTTGCCAAGATGTTATCTGCTCTTCCAACAGTTAGGTCAACCTCCCTAACTACTACTCCAGGTGATAATTGAGGAGTCGCCATATTCTTCTCCGAAATACTCTATTTTACCTGAAATTATTTATTGTTTATGGCATTTTCATTGGGGAAACATGCCGTGAACAATTACCAATCAGGGTAATTCCATTCTGGAAAAGGATTTTCTTTCCTTCTATTTTCTAATATTCTCTCTATAGTACATGTTTTACACTCATAAGAATAAGAAGAAGCAACTGGACCCCTATCCTTCCTAGTTCTGTAAAAACTTTCTATTAAATTTTTTCTTTCTCCACATGTTCTACATTGTCTAGTAGACAGCAATAAATGTCCTAATTTTATTTGCTTGTCTAATTCCATTACAACACTTGAACTACTCCATAACAATCAGGAATCTCCATCATCAATTTCTTTTCTATACCTTGCTTCAAGGTCATAACACTCATAGCACATGTCTCACACGCACCACCTAATCTAACCTTAACAAAGTTAGTTTCTTCTTCTATTTCTACAAACTGAAGAGATCCACCATCAGCTTCAATATAAGGTAATAGTTCTTCAAGAACTTTAATTACGTTTTCTTCTGTTAATTCCATTAAGATAAGTACTCCCACATATATGATTTATCACCATACTCATCTGCTTGAAACCATCTATCACCTTCATCATCAACAAAGGTATCTTCACCCATTCCATCATCCATAAAACCAAATGGAGCCATATCTTGCTCTATGGCATTTTTCTGTTCTTCATATAATCTTTTTCTAACATCTTGATCTGTCAGTTCCTTAAAATAATCTTGGGCAACTAACCACGCATATATTACCAAACACATTGCAAGGTCATCATTACATCCCTCTTCGGCTTCAAATGAATTACTCTTCTGAATAAAGGTGGTAAGTTCATTAAGGATCTCATAATCAGTAAAGAGAAGTTTATTTTCTTCAATTAAAGTTTTTAAATTAAGTGAACCAACCTTCTTTACTGTCTTAGACATTTTAAGTCCAAGTTGGGTCTTCTTACCAGAGAATCCTTGACCTACCACTTGACCTGCTCTACCTCTCATAGAACACATTAGTAAGTTCTGGTACTCTAAGTCATAATTTAATATAGATGCTACTTGATCTCCAACATCATTTACCTCACATAAAACAAATGCATCATTATACTTTGTTCCTATATCTTGGATAATACTTGGAAAAAGCATTGGTTTAATTTCGTTATTCCTATACTTGGCAACCACTGCATGAGGAAACTCTGTGATATCAACTACTATAAAGGCTGAAAAATCTTTTGATACTCCTCGTGCTACGTCAACAGTAATTACATAATCATGACCTTTAATAGGATCAACATATACATCTAATCCACCACCAGTCCTTGATGGTTGTTCATATATAAGTGTTCTTAACTTACTTGGTGCAATAAGAGTATCAACAGATCCTAAGAACTCACACTCAAACTCAATTTTAAATTGTTGTTCTGATGTGTTAGCAATAGTCTGTCTCTTCCATTCAGAATCCCTACCAGGAACTTCAGACCAATGAACATCAGTGGGTACATATTCATTCTTTCCTTTCTCTGCATCGTGCCAATACCTATAGAAATGATTCATCCCGTGAGGGGTGGAAACCATTATTACTTTTGTGCTTTTACCAGAAGTAATAGTAGGATAAACAGAAGCAAAGAAAGACTCAGCGATGTGATTGGGAACAAAAGCAAACTCATCCAAGAAGAGGATGTTGAAAGAC